TGTGAATTAATTATACTCTATATTACTCTGCTTTGTAACGACCTATAAGTTTTGTTAATGCTTCAGGATTTACTAATACTTCGTTAGGAATAGTATCCCAATCTAAGTCTAGTGCGACCCATCTAAGTATTAGTCCAAGCTGCTCATTCTCTGCTTTAGATATACGTACGACACCAATCTTCTTCTTTCTTACTGATGTCTTAACAACCTTTGGAGTTCCTAATACTTTAGCTCCTTTATTAAATAAAGCTAACGCTTCTGCTGGTGTGTTTGGAATGTTTGTTTTAGTTGTTTGCATTGTTTTGTCCGTGTAATAGTTTTAAATAGTTGTTTGCTTTGATTGCGTCTTCCTTGCTATTATATTTAATAACAACTGGACGTGATTGACTCCTTGGCATTAGAATACTTCTGATGCTTTGGTGACAAATCGCATAGGCTCGCTAACACGTAACCCTACAGCATCCTGATTGAATGTATCAATGTATGCTTTACATATGTCATTGACTTTGGCTGGATACTTTGTAGTAACTGTTACTAACTTAGTTGCCTCTTGTGTGCCCTTCCAAGCACCCTCGCAGTCCTGAACGGTATAACCCGCAAAAGACATACTTATAACGTCATTGAAGGCGTCCCATGAGTCTTGTGTGATGGTTCCGGTTGGTGTATTCAATCCGAAATACATTTGGTAGGTTTGCTTCATCGTGGTGCCTCGTTCATGTACCTAGTATAGCCTTGATTGGCTCGGTTGGCATCCTTTGTGTTCAAACCCAGATATATCAATTGAGTCCCAAGTTGTGCGCTGCGTCCTTGACTGTGAATAGACTGTGAAACAATTAATAATAATAATATTAAGTGAATAAAATTGGTGGATAATAATAACATTTTATAATTTGAATTAATTTATAATAATAATTACAAACAAAAAAAAATGGAGGCTAATTAGAATAGCACTCCGACTGTGATTGCAAGTAATAATAAATATATTAATACTTGTTTTTCTTCTTGTAAAGTATTAGCTGCGAATAATAATTCATTCTTATTATTCTTTAATGTATATTTCATAAATAACTTTTACGTTTACGATTCATAGTTGAAGGTAATTGTTTAATAGTAACAATTGTACCTTGCTGTTGCAACTGACTAATTGTCATTGCAAGTTGATAGTAATAGTTTTTAGTTTTCATTAGAAATACATCACCATTAAGTATGTTAATACAATTGGCATTGGAGCTAATAAGAATACCATAGTAATCCCTCTTTAATTGTAATTGTAATTACTTAGAGAATTAATCTCTAACGGTCTATAACAGAATTGAACTGTTAACTATATCGTGACAAGATAGTATTTTACCATTAAACTAATAGACCACATGATTGGACTGTGAATAATAACTATTAACAATCAATCATAAATACGTTGTGTATATATTAATGCTTCAGTTAATGTAGGATTTAATAAGTAATCACATAACTCATCATCATTAAGTATATGTAATTCTTCTTCATTGTCAACTAATTCATCTACATTATCAAGAACAATTTCAATCTCTTTATAATTATCAATAACATCAGACTTAGCATTAACAACATCATAATCTAATCCAATTGCATCTACCAATTCAATTAAATCATAATCAATTGTAAACTTAACTTGCATAATAATAATACTCCATAATAATAATATGAGAAACAAATGATCTTGTCGTTATTAATAATAACTTTCAAATACAACTCCAAACGATTGTCAATTATTAAGCAGTAAGTAACTCGTTTATAACTTACATTATGCAATCGTAATTGTCTTACTAATGCTTAAGTTAAACTCTGACTTAGTTAATAGTGATTAAACCTGAACTTTGGATGTTTGTTTCTCATGTACCTATTATAAACATAGAATCGTGAGAATGGTTGAGAATGTCAGCAGTATCACACAGTATCATTGAGTATAACTGACTATCCAGTGTACCACTGTGTTGTCTGTTCTCTATTGTTTATACAGACTGTGAATTGATATTACTATTAACATGTAATTATAATATACGGGTATTACTATTAGCAATGCATACAGATAGCCACATAATAATTAACAGTTTGTCACAGAATAATAACAATTAATCAGATATTACTGTATATTATAATAAAAACTGTTAGGACTTCGATATAATGATTGAGTCCAGTGAGTCCAAGGGGGGAACAGCGTCCTTGCTACGACGCTATATGCCTTCACAAAATTATGTAAAAAATTAAAGGGGTTATACAGTGATATACAGTATAATAAGGTAGAGTTGTTAAAGAGTTAGTGAATGATTGGTAGTATTCATCGGAATATCCAATCATAGGATATAAGTAGAGGAAATTGTTGTCGTGAGATAACAAATTTCCTCATCAGGGGCCGGGTCCACCCTTCCCTTCCCCTGTATACGTCAGTCATTGAAGCTAAACCCAAGTGGGGACTGAAGAGTGCCCATCATGACCATTAGCTTGGTCTCGTTGCTCTTTATTCATGCCTAAGACTAGGTGATCAGCGGATCTGTGAGGTGATGTAAGGAAGTCATCTAACATAGAGTTCCATTCCTCTCTTTTACGCAGTTTAATAGCGTCGTGAGCGTTAATAGACATAGCATCTGTATAATACTTTACTCCCTGTGCTAGGCAGTCTAGTCTATCGTCATGTTTAACTGCACCTTTTTCTCTACACATTCTACTCATTTGGTAGAAGAGCATGTATAGTAGTCTTAGTTCAGGAGCTTCTTTCTTGTTAGAGTTGTAATCCCACTCTATAACCGACCTATCAACCACCAATCTGTGCTGATTAAGGATAGGTTCAAGAGCATCAATAATACGATCTTCCTTCCGTACGTTAGCTCGAACTTCTTCGACATCTATAGATAGTCCTGTTTGTTGTAAGTGTTTCTTAAATAGTTCGCATACTATACCATCACCAAAGTTTGTCTCAATTACTAGCTTAGTTACACCGTACTTTCTACATCCACGTAGAATGTTAAGTAGGGTATCGTCGCTATAACCGTCTCTGTAGGCTCTCATTTCGTGTAGGTATAGGATTCCATTCTTTTGACTAATGAAGGCTGCTGCAGTCTCATCTGTACCCCTTCCAGAGGGGTCTACGGAACATATAGTCTCTGTGTAGTCAGTCCACTCTCCATTGAGTTGCATAGGGGAATAGAAATAGTCTCCGGGTAAACCGACTGTTGGGAGGTCTTTGATAACATTTGATGGATCTGAGCACCATACAACAGTATCAGGAGCAGTTGAAGGGTTAACGCTAGTAACCACAAGATCAGCCATCTTGAGGGGAAACTTCTCGGCATCGGATAGTGAGGTGTCTAATTGGAATTGAAGCATATAGTTAGAACGACCCATAGCTGCTTCACGTTCTATTAGGTCGTCATTATCAAATCTATCAGGGTCTGTTACTGACCACTCTTCTACACCATCTTCCAAATCTTCTTGGACTTGAGGAGCTAGTAATCCTTCGTATTGGGATAGCTTATCTTTTCTGGGGTATCTACTGGGCCAAACGAACGGACGGTAGTTACGCTCAGCCAGCTTACGATAAACAGTAAAGGTAGTCTGAGGAGTCCCGAGATACATAATACGGCTATCAGCTTTTGGCGTGAGGATAGATTCCGCTTCAGTACAGAGTTGTAGAAGTTTTTCACGCATTAACTCGGTCATAGAATTGCCCGGTACTTCTATGTCGTCTAATATCATCAAATCGGCTCGACTTCCTGTTAGTTGTCCAGTGATGCCCACCGACTTTACGCTTGGGGCTTGGTGTGGAGAACAGAGAACGTCGAAGCTGATGCGACTCCAACGTGAATCGTCCGATTTCGGTTGTAGATGACTGAGCCATGGGGTTTCAATAATTAGTTTTTGTAAGAAGATTGACATGTTATCTGCTCGCTCTTTAGAAGCAGATATAATCATTATTTTTCGTTCTGGGTCATTAAAGAGTGTCCATAACACAAAAGCACCAGTAATCCAAGATTTACCAACACCTCTAAAGGCTTGGATCTGTAATCTCTTTGGTCCATGTTGTAAGTAGTCAGCGATGGAGTACTGTGCTCTTGTAGGTGATGGAAGGTCTAGTTGTTCCCACAGAGCTTGTAGGAACAGTTTAAAGTCCTCTTTTAAAGCTAGTATTACGTTATTCATCTATTCCAAAAGTTTCATCAAGAATATTTAACTGCTGTTCGTCAGTTAATGGTACTATATTTTTTATATTTTTACGTTTATCTTTTTTAGTTACTCTTCTTGTTTTCGGTAAATCAGCGGGATCAGTATCTTGAATTACTTGTCTAACAGAACCAGTGTAATCATCTAGTTCTCCTTGTAATTCAACACCTTGCATTAACTTTAATGTATCAGCATTTAGTTCTTGTTTATTTACTAATTTAACTAATCTTTTAAAGTCTTTTAGGTTATACTTACCAAAGTTTAAATCTACTTTTTCTAGTATAGCAGCTAATTCTATAGGAGTTATATCGTTACCTTGATTTAAAAGTTTATACTGTGCTGATAGTTTTTCTACAATATTATTAGATCTATTTATAATAGTTTTCATATCTTTTGCAGCGGCTTCTATTTGTGTATAAGTTTCCAACCTTCTACCTTCAAAGAATTTAGATCCGTCTTTACCTACTTGATCAATCCAAAAATTAGTTTTTATTTGATGTACAGGTGTGTTTAAATATTGTAAATTCTTTGGATTATGTCCTCCAAAAATACCTTCTTTAACTAATATTCTACGAATTTTAGGCCACTGTTTTAGATTTCTTCCTTCGTAAAAAGGTATCATAGCTCGTAGTTGTGCTATGTGATCTAGTTGGAGACCACCTCTTAAATCAATATTTTTTGATTCTTCTAAAAATTCTGGTAACAATTCACTAGACATAAACTTAAAGGTTGCGTCAGTAAAGGCACCTCCTTCAACAGCAGCTAAAGCCTCTCTAGATATTGGTCCTTCAGAGTTTTTTATAAGAAGCACAGCTTTATCTGAATCTACACCAATATCTGTAAATAACTCTTGAGTTTTAGTTGGTAAATTTTCCCAAATTTGTCTATCACCATATTTTAATTCAGAACTAATACCTGATGGATCTGCACCACCTTTAGGTATACTCATTTGCAAAGGATCACCTTTCTGTGTACCTATTCGTTCATTAGGAGGTATGTATACTGTAGGATCATATCGTGTACCTTTTGTTAGTTTAGCAGCTCTTAAAGCTGCACCCCAACCTGCATCAGGAAACTTTTTATGATAAGCTACAGCGTGGTTATAAATATTAGGATCTAAATCCATTACTTCCATACCTGCAACATCTACTGTTTGTTGAGAAGCTGGTGGAGTTTTAAATGTACCTTGAGTAGCAGCTGTTACAACTACATCCTTAGATATATTTGCAATCTCTTCACCATATCTGTTTTCATGTTCAAGAACAGCTTTATCGTCCTTAGACTGCCATCTAGGTATTGGACTAATTCTAGACGGACCGGGACCGAGTATATTACCCCGTTCGTTGTATTCTGGTTCCATTACTTCCTCTTAGCACCGCCTCTGCCTCGGTTAGTCTTACGACTCTCAGCTTTAAACGAACCGTCAGGTTGTTTAGAAGCATCTACATTTTTGGACTTAATCTTTAAGCTTGCTCTAGCTTTGCCGTGTGCTTTCTTATATTCGTTAGAATGAGCGTACTGACCACCCGGACTATTATCTTTAACGTGTTTAGCTCTTGATTTAGCATTCTTTCGATAATGCCTAGCTGTCTTTCCTAGTTCTGCCATAAAGTCTGTACTGTACGAGTTCTGGGTCTACTTTAGGTATGATAGAAGCTAACTTGTCTAATGGTGTACCCTCAAGGGCTATACCAGTAACATCATTAGTCTTTAACCAATCACACGCTGCTTTTAAATCTTGAGTAGTAGCCTCGCCACTACGAACTCTTTTTAGGAATTCTTCAGTGACGAGATTATGAAGTTCATTAAACTTTTCTTCCTTTGCCTTTGCCATTCTTTTTCTCTGGTTGTTTCTTAGCTTCTTGCCTTTGAGCTATGGAATAGGTTTTAGAACCATCTTCATTATGTGTTTCAGCCATAACCTTCACTAAATGATTTCTGTAGTTTTTTAGCTTTAGCTTTTAGAGGAGGTAAAGTATGATTTCCCGGTCTTGGGCCTTGACCTTCTCCGTATTCAAGAGGCCAAGTTTTAGCTGGACCAGATTTGGTTTTTCTTCCCATTAGGTTAATAGTTTAGTTTTTACAATTTCGAGTGCTTGATCATCCAATTTGTTATCAGTTCTAGCTACATAAGCTTCTAATAAATCTATTACTAGCTTCTTAACTGAATCTGATTTCAAGAAGGCGAAAAGGATGGGCTTGATAATTAGGATCATTTTTTAAATGGGATAGATAGGGTTTCGGTTGGATTTGTAAACTGTTCGATTAGTTCTTTCTTTTCTTGTAGCTGTTCAATTACTTTACCAGTAGGTGAGTTTTTAAATTGGTTATACTTTTGAGCTGCAACACCACCAGCTACAACAAGAACTAATAATATACCTAATTTAATCTTCATCGGATTCTTCTGATGCGGCTGCTTCTGCAGCTTCTTTTTGTGCAATATAAGTAGTTTTAACTTTAGGTTGTAGGTCATTAGACCCATCTAAAGATGCTTCCGCATTTTTATTCTTATCTGTAAATGAACTCATTTTTTAGTTAATTGTATTGGACATTCGTACTCTTGTTTATTCCAAAGGAATCTTTTCTTTTTAGGAGTACATTCTTTTTTTAGATACTGCTTGACTGCAGTTTTTTTCTTTGCTTGATATTCAACTATAGGTACAACATCATTACACATACTATAAACACGAGAAGTTTCAGCTAACATAAAGCCTTTACGTTGAAGTTCAGCACATTTTAAGACTCTAACTAATTCATAATCAAGTCTTAACTTTTCTTCTTGACGAGCTGCTATACGTCTACACTGAGCTAAACCTTTACGATCTAGTGGTATCATAAAGTTAAGTTGTCCTCCCCAGTTTTCAGCTACCGTGTAAGTTTTTTGATTCATTTCTTCATCAAAAGGTTTTGTATGATTACCCATGTAAAATGGGCTAAATGTCATTGTTGAACCGTTACAGCTAACACCAGAACCGTAGTGCTGCCTACTAGGAGCACCATTATTCTGAAATTGGACAGCTTGGTTTGTTACATTTCCAGTCGCTGCTGCAACTGGATTTGACACGTTTCTAGTTTCACCTTCTGCTTTAACAGGAGTTACTGAGAGAAGACTGATAAAGAGACAGTAGTAGAGGCTGTTTCGATAACCCTGTCTATTACTTGCAATTCTATTACCTGACTCGCTGCTCTCGTTACTACTTCTAGTGAGAAATCTGAACCAGCCGTTGTCATGTTGAATATTGAATCGCTGTCTGCTATTCCTCCAGAGCTTGCCGAAGTGTGTGTTATATTGTCGCCTGACCATTTGTTTAATGCGGCACCATAGGTGGTTGTTGTAATTTCCTCAGTTATATCCTGAGTTGTAGTTGTAGTACTGTTCATAGACCCTTGAGTGAAGTTGGGTTGAACTAATTCTGATCTTACTACTGTGGGTGATGCCAGCATTAAGAGTAAAAACCATTTCTTCATTCTTCCTTTTTCTTAACCATAGGACAATTTACGGGTTTGTTATTACCATTTTTATTACCAGTGGTTAAACCAAAAGTTGCAAGTGCTCCCGTAAATACACTAGCAACGAACGTGATATCCGAATTACCTGATTTCTTAACCATAGGTAATTCCACGTAGTTCATTGTAATGATAAACCCAGACCATACCACAACGCCAAGTCTGACGAATGTACCAAGGATTTGGATTTGATGTTCTTGATCCTCTGCAGCGTCTTTTAGCTTTCCGAGGACTCCTTTTTTTTCAGGCGGTTTTTCTTCCATTTATCAACTTTCTTTTGTAAGAACTTTTGGATTTGTTTCTTTATCTTGTCAAATAAAGGAGTAGCAAGGGTGGTAGTAGCTACAGCTGCAACAGCTGCATAAGTAGCCGTTGCGACTACTTCAGCTGAAGGTAAGGGTAGATCTATTTTTACAACTGGTACTCTAAGAGTTGG